GTCCGAAGAGTCCGAAGAATCAGTTGAACAAGATATAAATCAAAAAAAAATGTTAGATAAAATTCGATCTGTTGATTCAGAAGCCTATATAAATTTAAAAGAAGTAATTGAAATGATTAATTCTAAAAATCCAAATATTATGGATATATTGAAAGCTCCAATTCGACAAAAGGATAGAGCAACGATTGTAGAATTATATGAAGTATTTAAAATTACAAGACCATTAACAGAAGAATGGCTTGAATTACGATACAAAATTAATTATTTGATAAAAAAATATAAAGAAAATTTCTCAGAATACTCCAAATACTCTGAAACAGAAATTGAACAAATTAAATCAAAATCACGTTTATTAAAAGCTCAAATATCACCAGAATTTGCAATTAAATATGATATTCTGTCTTTAGATACATCAGAAGAAAATAAAGCAGCAATTTATAAAAAATATAGACAATACAAAAAAACAAATCCAAATGATGATGAAAGACTAAAACTTAAAAATTGGATTGACAGTGCCTTATCATTACCACATAATAAAACTATATCTATGGAACAATTTACAGATAATCATCAACTTAATAACAAGACTGTCGGTACAGCATCAGAAACAGGTAAAAAAAATATTACAATGTTTTTAAATAAAGTGATTAAACAACTTGATGAAGAATTATATGGTATGGATACTGTGAAAGAACAATTATTATTATTCTTAAATTCAAAGTTAACTAATCCAAATATGAAAGGTTGTTCATTAGCTTTAGTTGGACCACCAGGAGTTGGAAAAACAACAATAGCTCGTTATATTGCTAAAATAATGGAATGGCCATTTGAACAAATATCTTTCGGAGGTGCAAATTCTGCAGACTTTTTAAAAGGTCATGATTATACTTATATTGGTTCAAAACCTGGAGAAATTGTAAGGTGTTTACAAAGAATGAAATATAAAAACGGAATATTATTTTTTGATGAATATGAAAAAGTATCTGAAAAAACAGATATTGCATCATGCCTTCTTCATATTACTGATTTTCAACAAAATTATGAATTCAAAGATAATTATTTAGCCGATATTAAAATTGATTTATCTGAATTATGGTTTATTTATTCAATGAATGAATTACCAAAAGATTCAGCTTTGAAAGATCGTTTATTTATAATTAATGTACCATCATATAAACATCATGAGAAAGAACAAATTTTATCTCGATTTGTTATACCAAAAACTTTGAAAAATATCAATCAAGAAACAGGTAATATAATTATTTCGAAAGAAACAGCTCATTATATTATTAATAAAATTTCAAACGAAGATTCAGGTATTCGAAGAATTGAACAAGTAACCAAAGATATTGTAAATAAAATTCACTTTATTATTACAAATCAAGATCATGATGGAAATGTCCCTGATATATTCAATTTTATGTCATTCATAAAAAATTCTAAATTTGAAAAAATATCATATCCTGTTACATTAACCAAAGATTTGTTTGATATATTATTTGAAACAATTCAATCAAAACATGCATTACCTTTTGGAATGTATTTATAATTAAAATAATTATAAAATGACTTAATATATTAATATATCAATATATCAATATATTAATATAATCAATATCATGATTACTTCTTTTGATATTTTTTGTGAACCTGTAACTGAACCTGTAACTGAACCTGTAACTGAACCTTTCAATGAAACAAATGAAGAATATTCTGATAATTTACAAAAAATCAATATAATTCAATTACCTGACGAATTACTTTGTGTTATTAGTAATATGCTTAAAATATATAATAAAACTATATTTTTTTATGCTTTATGTGATAAATTTAAATATAAATATTATCATAATGTAGTTATATTAAGACTTCAATTATTTCATACAATTTCATCGAATATTAAAGTTGTCAAATATAATTTTATTAATTTTATTCGAAAAAAGTTTAATTTATCTCATAAAAATATAACACATAATAAATGTTGGTTTTATGCACCGTTTATACCAAATGGTATATGTAGGTTTTGTTTTCGTGAAGAATCATATCATTTTATAAGTGAAAAATGTTCAAATATTTTATTAAAAATATGGAAAGATGAAATATATTATTAATTTGATTATTTCAAAATAATTAATTTTATATTATGTAATATAAAATTAATGAAACCTTTTAGAACACATAAATATAAACATTATAATCAATACCATAAATCAAAACAATATAATAACACATTATCTATACTCTTTGGAACGGGCGTTATTTCTTATATTGTTGGGCATTTTTTCGGTCTCAAGATAGCAAACAAATTAATCAATAACTCAAATAATAAACCAAATAATAATTAAATAACTCTAACATTTACCCATATTACATTTATTCAATGTATCACCAAATAATGATGTACCGGTTATTGTTGTACCTATAAAATCATCACCTATTAGTAAACTTGTTGACATATTTGTTGTCTCTATATTTGTAACTATTGATGAATTACCAATATGATTATCTGCATAAAGGTTTACAACATTAAATGATTCTAATACTGCTGATTGTAAATTTGTGACAACATAACTAAATATATCTTCTAATGTTCTTGAATTTATTATTGTGTTGTTTATAACTTTTTCAATCGTGTTGTTTATAACTTTTTCAATCGTGTTGTTTATTTCTTTTGTAATTTCTTGGATTTGACTATTATCAATATTATTATAAATTGTATTATTTACCGTATTATTTACCGTATTATCAATCGTATTATTTATTACCTTATTCTTATAAAATGATTCAGGTAATAACATAATATTATGTTGTTTAGATAAATATTCGTATGTATGCATTGATAATAATAACATAAAGTTAAACATAATAAATATACCAATAAAATATATGAAATATTTTATTGTACTGATACAGCAACGAATAATTGTACGTTTTTTTCTATTATGTTTATTTGTTATAATATCATTTTCTAAGTCAGTTATTCTTTTTTGAACATATTTACTTTTCTGAATTATTTCTTGTGTTTCTTCACATGGTGACATTGAATCTATATCATTTGATTCATCGTAATTCTGATTATCTCGAACCACAACTTCAGAAAAATCATTTTCTGGAGGTTCACCTAATTCACTTGATCTAACTGTACTTGCACCACTTTCTGTACAGTCAATTTCTCTTGCAGATAATTCACCCGAATCTATTACATCTTGATTATATCTAGATGATAATCTGGCTGAATGAATTGACGATCTTGATGATTGTTGTGCTGATTGGGTTGATGATCTTACTGATAATCTTGTTGATAAAATTCGCTCTTCAACGTCTTGATTATCACCCATTAAAACACCAAGATCAATTGATAAATTTTCACCTTTTTCTGCTTTATCAAGATTTGTATTGTGTTGATTTGTAGTTGGTTGTGTTGAGTCTGCTTCTACATTATTTAATTCAATTTCGCTAGAATTGATTGGTGAATCTGTTTGATCTCTATATTTTCTTAAATTTAAAATTTCATCTTCAGTTAATTGATTACTCATAATCTTTATCATAATAAAGATTTTTAATTTTTTTATTAATAAATATGACTAGTTATTGTCCAATATGTTTAACAGATGTTGAACAAGTAATTACTTTAAATTGCAATCATAAAATTTGTAACGAATGTATTATAGCTTTAATATATTATGCTACTTTTAAAAAATGTCCAGTATGTAGAACTGATATAGATTTATCAAATATTACTCCGATTGAAATTCCAGACTCTAATGAAGATCAAAATACACTTTTGTTATCAAATTCTCCTTATATAAATGTTATCTTACAACAAAATAATACTGAATCGGATGAATCCAACAATACCAATTATTCAATTGATCTTGAATCAAATCAAATGATTCAAGAAACATTCATTAGCACAGTACGTATTAATCAATCGAATCAATATGGTGAATTAAGACAACATATTATATCAATCGATCCAATTCAACCAACCACACAACATAATCAACGAACATCCGAACGAACATCCGAACGAACATCCGAACGAACATCCGAACGAACATCCGAACGAAATATAAGAAATAACAGAAGAAATAACAGAAGAAATAACCAACAACACCATATAGTAATAAATGTTAATGAATTATTAAATTTTTTTATGACAATGATTATATGTGGTTTAATGTTTTTTATATTTTTTATATTTTTTATCAAAAATTAATAAAATAATTTTAATATATCTTATATTAAAATTATTTATATGTCTGTTTTACAACAACCTGATAATAATAGTAATTTGCTTTCAAATAAGCAAAATGACCAAGAAGTATGTCCTATTTGTTTTGATCAATTAACAAATATGCTTAAATTACCATGTAATCATAAATTTTGTATATCTTGCATTAAATCTCTTAAACATCATAATATTATGAAATGTCCTATATGTAGAGACCCTTTCTGTTATTTACATTCACGCCAATTAATTCCACAAAATCAACAAACCACACAACATTCTCAACAACTTAATCAAGTACATCCTGAAAACATAATTGTAATTCAATTAAATAATACATATCTCCATATTACTGAAACTCGATTTAATAACTTTATTAATGAAATTTCTTCCCAATCATCAGACATTTATGACTTAATGGAATCACAATCATTAAATTATACCTCTGATGAATCAATTGTTAATTCTGAAAATTTTATTGGTATTCCTTTAATTATACCCCAACATCATTCACAAAACTTGTTATTAGCAGCCGAAAATCAAAATATTCCGCGGAATAATCCGCAGAATAACCGTCATAACAATACAAGACAAAATGCACGAGGTTCCAGATCTCGTAGACGTAGACGTAATGGTGAAATAAGAGCACCAAGACCCCGACCAGATATTGATGAAATACAAAGACGCTTTCTTTGTCGATTTTTATTAGGTATTGGTTTCTTTTTTCTCCTAATGGGTTTATTAAATTCACAAAATTGATTTAATAAAAAACTTTCATATATAAAACATACACATATGGAATCTTTTAAAAAAAGTGATACTAACAATCACACACAAAATAAAAAACCAAACCATAAACCAAACCATCAATCAAATGATCAATCAAATGATCAATCAAATGATAAACAAAATAACCAAAACAAACATAAAAAAAGATTTAGACAAAGACGTAAAAAAAATACAGTTAATTTTACACCTTCAGAAGATCCTGCTGAAATGAAAATAATTATTCCGGATTTTGGATCAGAAGTTTATAATCGCCCTTATCATGTTAATGATGTTGTTGTTTGTAATGATCTTTTTTGTAAACCTCATGATCTTGCTATCTACGATAACTTGTTAAAAGAACTTTTTAAATTTGAACAATCAACACCATCTGATCAAAAACCAAAAGACCTATGGAAACTATGGCATGGTGATTCTCATATGATTGCTGATGATCATTTGGATTGGAAATCTGAATGTCCTGCTTTTGGTATCATTATTGAAAGACTCGCTGAATATTTTAACATGACAATTAAAGCCACTCGCTTCAATTGGTATCGTAATTCTTCTGAATGGAAACCTTATCATCATGACGCAGCCGCGGTAAAAAGAGGCATGGAAAAACATCAAAATATTACCGTAGGTGTTTCATTTGGTGCTGAAAGAGATATTGCA